TTTCTTAAATTACTAGCATAATAAGAAACATAAAACTGATCAATAGGAACAAATTCTGAAACAGGACGTTTTAATGTTCCATCATAATATATTTTTTTAAAGGCTGATCCAATTAAAGGAAGATGGAATAACATTCTTTCAAACTCATCAAAGTATTCAGGCATCTGCTCTGTTACTTGATAGTTCATAAAGTTTTGTACTCTGTTTGCTTGCATTTCTTTCTCAGGTGTTTGCTTCCCTAAGATTTGTGCTTTAACAGGTCCTCCAACTGGAAATAATTCTTGTGATGCTTTTGATTGGAATTTGACAGCAGATTCAATAAGAAGGGGATGAACTGCTGTACATGCTCCTTCAAAGGGTTCGGCTGTTTCTTGTATTTTTAAACCTAATAAATCAAATCCTCTTTCAAACATAGCTTCCCATTCTTGACGAGAATCTTTATCAGCTATAAAATTTTCAACAACAGTTGAACCAATTTGTTTTAGTTCTTCTTCATCCATATCCTCTGCAAGATTACGATACCATTCACCTACTTCTGTAGAAGCACCCATTTCAATAGTTTCTTCTACTCCAGAAAAATCAACTATAACTCCACCATCATCTTCTAATTCAAAAGTTGGTGAAGGTTGCTGTTGTTCCGATTGGGGTTGTGTTGGTCCAATAGGAATTACATTTGGTTGTTGTTGTGGATTTGGTTCGTAAGGATTTTTTTCAGTAGCCATTCCTTATCCTTTCTATAAAACAATTAACCTCTCTGCTACTATTATACACTTAATATCGCCAGTACGCAAGTTTTTTCTTTCTTGGTCTATCATCTTCCCATTCTGGATCTTCTGGATGGGAAAGATGCCACGATTCTTTCATGTAATGAATAGCCATTGTTAAGGCATCTACTTGGTCATCATGAGCTGCATTTGGAAACTGTAGAAGTTCTGTCATTAAATCATCCGACCACTTTTTATTCTTTGGTAACCATACTCGTCCTGCTTCCATTATCGGAGACGCAGCATATACTCTGGATACTTTATCTTTATCTGGTAAATATTCTTGGACAGGTAATCCAGCTCTACGTAAATCTTGTAAGAGAGACTGTCCTGATGCTTTCTTTTCTATGATACAGACATCTGGCATATGTTTTGAATAGAGAACTTGGGAGATCCGCCTTAATTCTGGATATTCAAATCTTCCTCGGACATTTCCCAACATAATAAGATTTGAAGGATAACCTTCTACACCTGCTTCATCCTGATCATACATACAAAAGATACCCCATGTTTGAATAACACTATAATCTGCCTGTGAAGACGTAGAAAAAGCTGTATCATAGGTTTGTATTATAAAATCACAAACTGGTGGTTCATCATACTGCCACCATTGGATCCATTTCTTTTTAATTAAACCCCCTTCTTCAGGAGTAGGATCTTGCATGTAGAGAGCATTCCAATATCGACTGCCATTTGAAGCTTTAATCTCTTGTTCATCTATTTTTAATAATTCATCTGGTTTCCATTCAGGAAAATAGGAAGATCCGACAGGTAAATTTAGTAATTTGGAAGAATCTTCGTCTATCCAAGCAGGAATTCTTATAACTTCCCAAGGGATGGTCTCATATTGTGACATTTCTTGTTGTTGTTTTAATAACCAACCACATAAATCATCATAATGGTAGCGTGTATTAATAATAAGTATACTTCCGTTGGGCATTATACGTGTTCGTAGTCCTGCAGGATACCATTCTTTTACATATTTACGTCCTGCCTCGGAATATGAGTCTTCTTCGGACATGACATCGTCAAGAATCGCAATATGTGCTCCTCGTCCTGCAATCTGCGATCTAACTCCAGCAGCATAATACGTTCCTCCTTGGTTAGTTTTCCATTTACCTGCAGCTCGTACATCTGTGCGTAAGGACACACCCTTGAAAATCTTTTGAAACTCGTCAGCGTTGACCAAATCTCTAACAGACCGACCAAAATCACTCGATAACTGATCACTATGGGAGACAGTAAGTATTTCATGTTCTGGATTCCTTCCTATATACCATGCTGGAAACAATTTAGAGCAAATGACGGACTTTGATGAACGTGGTGGTAGAAAAACCATGAGTCTTTTGATAGTACCTTCTTCTAATTCTTTCAGCTTATTAGATATAACCTCTATGTGCCTACCCATTTTCCAGTCAGATATAAGGAATGGAGCCATTAGACGCACAAAAGTTAGGAAATCTTCCTGTGATTTTTGCTCGACTTCTTGATGTAATAAGTTCTTTAGTAAAAAAGTATTAAGATAGGGCTTGATATGCTCTTCATCATGCATATTTTCTGGCATTTTACTCTCCTTACCACACATTATACACTATTATTTTTATCTTGGCAACCTTTTTTTTAGAAAAAGTAATTCTCTTATATAATATATTATATATATATATTATATATAAGAATATGATAATAAAAAATAAAGAAAAATAAAGAAAAATAAGTATATATCGTAATATAACTTTCATATTACTATATATACTATAAGTAACTCC